AGTTGAAGTATTCTTGGGATTTGATTAGCAGCGCATCAAAGTTCAATCTGGCAAAACCATGCGTCAAGCATTACCTTATGCCGCACGTGAGATCACCATTCGTGAAGATAAATTCGGAAGACTGGACAACGGCATTAATGCTACCAGTGGAAAGGTTTGTTGGGGCAACGTCCTCATCGGTATGGTCAGACTCTAAGAAGGCAGGAAGATGAAAACATCGGATTTCGTGGCACAAATGGCACCAGGTCTTGCAAAGACCTCTAGGTTTGCGATAAGGGTTGCACCACCCACATATGCCACAGAAAACATGGGCAGTGGCAATACTAATCTCCATAAGGTATTATTATTTTGCGATACGGTAATGATACCAGGATTAACAGTAAATACTAATCCAACCAGGACATATGGTGAAGTTAGAGAAATGCCAAATGAATTCAACTATGAACCTATCACTGCTACCTTCTATGTTGATGCCGATATGTATGTGAAGAAACTGTTTGATAACTGGATTCTTGGAATTCAAGATGGCAACTCCAGATCGTTTAAGTACTATGACCAATACACCGCCGATACCATGGATATCATAGTGCAAGACACCAAAGAGAGAAACCGGTATGCGGTTCAACTATACGAAGTATATCCAAAGGCAGTTGATTCAGTCATACTGGATACTGCCAACACACAAATAATGAAATTATCCGTGACATTCCAATATAAGTATTGGCGATCAACCAAGGAATCACTTGGTAATGTAACAAAGAACATCAATAAGAGCGGTGGATTTGGATTATCCAGTATACAGGGATTTTTCGACTATGGCGTGAATTTCTTGACTAGTGGATACACCAGTTCTTTCCTTGGATTCCAAAATAAAGTAAATTCAAATCTATCTGTATTGCCAGAACCGGCAGGAGTTACTTCGTTCGTGGCACCGGTAACCCATTACGGGGTATAGTATGGCAGTCGCCAAGGATAAACAGTTCACGGACTGGTTCAACCATAGATGGCGTCCGGCAGCAGCATGGGTCTATATGGTTATCTGTATTCTGGACTTTGCCCTGTTCCCAATATTCTGGAGCATACTCCAAGCACATCAGGGAATATCAATTACTCAGTGGGTGCCGTTGACCCTACAGGGTGCCGGTCTATTCCACATGGCATACGGTGCCATACTTGGCGTAACGGCATGGTCCAGGGGCAAGGAAAAGATAACTGCCATGGAAAATAATTATTCCGGATCATATGGTATCGGTATAAATAGTAACGCTAATAATGAAGTTGAAGGATCAAATGAAAATCGATGACCGATTATCCGAAGTGTTTGATATTGAGGCAGTTGAAGTGAAGACTGGGGACATAATAACAGCGGATAACCAAGTTGTACCCCAAGGATCCAATAAGATTGAGTCTGACTATGACAGAACTCGGAATAACCTTCACTCATTATTGCAATTGGGACAGGATGCATTATTCCATGCCCTGGAAATTGCCAAGTCCACTGAACACCCACGGGCATTTGAGGTAGTGGGAAACCTCATGAAACAGTTGTCCGATGTAAATACTCAGTTACTAGATTTACACGATAAGAAACGTAGAATAGATACACCAAGCAAGGCAGAAGAATCAAGCAATAAGCAGATAACGCAGAACAATGCTATTTTCGTTGGAAGTACTAAAGATCTTGGGGAATTTCTAAATAAGATAAATAAGGATGTTTAGTTCTGAAATATTGATTCTTATAAATAGAGCATATGTTATCTAAACATATGTCCTTCGCGAGATTCCCGTCTCCAAGGACTCTAACCCTTCATAGGAGAGTCAGCATGACTACTTATATAATACCACCAACAGTTCTATACATCAAACAGCATTCGATCACAAAGAAAAAATATTTCGGCAAAACCACCAAAGATCCATACAAATATAATGGATCTGGTGAGTATTGGAAAAACCATATCAAGAAGCATGGCAAAGAACACGTTGTCACGTTATCGGTATCAGAACCCTATATTGATTCTGATACCATTGTTGAGGTTGCTCTAGCATTTTCCAAAGACAACAATATAGTTGAATCAGATCTCTGGGCAAATATAATACCAGAAAATGGGTTAGATGGTGCTCCTAAAGGTGCGCCTAGCAAAAAGAAAGGTAAACCTACTGGACCCAACAAAGGTCGAGGTAAACTTAGGGGAAAGCAAGGAAAGCAACAAAATCCCCACGGACCTCGCGGTCCTCGAGGACCTACCGGACCTTACGGTAAGCAACAAAATCCCCACGGACCTAAAGGAAAGCAACAAAATCCTGCTCCTAAAATCGAATGCCCACATTGTGGTTTAGTGGGAGGGACCAGTGCTATGAAACGGCACCATTTTGATAATTGCAAAAAGAAACCCATATAAATAATATATATATCATAAGGAGTAATACATAATGTTACCAAAAAATGTGGCCACGGTCTACAATCTGATTTTACCATCTACAGGAAAGAGTTTAAAGTACCGTCAATTCTTTGTGAAGGAAGAGAAGGCTCTGATGATTGCCCATCAAAGTGAAGATGTAAAGGTTATGATTGACACCCTGAAGGCAGTGGTCAAGGCATGTGTGATAGATGAGATTGACGTAGACAAGTTAGCAACCTTTGATCTTGAGTATCTATTCACTCAGATCCGTGCTAAGTCTGTCGGAGAGAATATTGAGTTATTATTTGGGTGCGACGACTGTCCCGATGATCCAAAGGCAAAGGCAAAGGTAATGATCGATCTTACCACATTGGAAGTAATTAAAGTTCCAAATCATACGAGCAAAATTGCACTATTCAATGATGTCGGCGTTATCATGAAGTATCCAACAATGGACCTTATAAAGTCCATTGAAAATATAGATGAATCAGACTTTGCACAATTAGTATCAGTTGTGGCAAATTCAATTGATTCTATCTACACTGGTTCTGAGGTATTTCATGCCAAGGAACAGACTAAAGAAGAATTAGTGGCATTTGTGGAAAATCTAACCACGGAACAGTTTGCCAAGGTTCAAGAGTTCTTTGAGACAATGCCAAAACTTAGGCATGAAGTTGACTATACTTGTCCTGTGTGTAACAAAGCACATCACAAGGTTCTGGAAGGCATTAACAGTTTTTTTTAATAAACCTTTGTCATGAAGATTTGCAAAATTACTATCAGATGAATTTTGCGTTGATGCAGTACCACAAATACTCGCTTACGGAAATTGAGGAAATGATTCCGTTCGAAAGAGACGTGTATATATCATTGTTAATACGATTCTTGGAAGAAGAAAAACAACGATTGGAAAGTAAATAATAAAATGCTTAATCTAAAAGACTTGCTTGTCGCTCAAGTGAAACTGAAGGCAGTTGAGGTAGCCAATTCTGGCGGGACTCCACATGGAACTCTAGCTCAATTATCTGCAGGGACAACTGTATCTACTGCTGCCGCAGCATCCCCAATAGCAGCAGTTGTCCCTGCAATCCAAAAAATTGCGACTACTTTGGTAAAGCTCCATGGAACGCAACGAGCAGGCAGCGTATCGCCTGCCCAAAGACGGGCTGGGGCAATGGGTAGGGAAGATGCATTAGAAATTCGCAGGGAGTGGATGAGAGGTATTAAACTTCATCGGGCAGAGGAAGCACAAGATCGTAAAAATAGATTAGATGATTATAAGAAACAAAGAACGGCAGAAGCAGAGATCGTTTCTGGTCTAGTTGCTGGGTTCAAGACATTCAAGAGTCCTCTGGAAAAATTCAAAGAAAGTTTGATGATATTCAATAATCCAAAGAGAGGAATATTGAAAGCATTGAATGTTGGTGGTATATTCGATAAGACCATCGCCCGCGGGGAGTTCATAGACAAACAAAAGTCATTGGGAGTAAAGAAATCAAGCAAGGAGTTTAAGCAAGATTTTGAGAATGCAAATAAATTTGCCAAACAAATTCAAGCAAATGAGGCTGCAATAGATGCCTTCAGAAAGACAACTGGATTGTCTGAAGGAAAAATGGCAGGTACTGCACAGGGTAAAGAATTACTTGCCACCAGAGAAGAAGCAACTAGACAATATTCAAAATACGATAGAGCCGCCAAATTAGAAGGAGCAGCAGAAAGTCCAGAAGAAAGAGACGAAGCGGTAAAACGAGATGAAGAGCAAACTGGACTACTAGAAAAACTGGTTGAAAATACAACCCCAGTGCGCATGTCAGAAAAGGCATTACCTAGATCGCCTGAGTCTAGTTCATCCGGCGGTGGATTATTTGCAACTATCGGTGCCGCAATGACCGCACTTGGTAAGGGATTGAAAGGTCTTGGTCAGGGTGCTGGTGCCGGTATAGCAGGATTTTTGAAAGGTCTTGCATCCGGGATCACTGCATTGGGTAAGGGATTAAAAAATCTATCAGTTGGAGTTGGCAGAGGTATCACTGCAATTCTCAAGGGTATTGCTGCAGGTCTCAAGGCATTTGCAGATCCTTTAGTTGCACTTGGATTGGGTGCAGTCGCACTGGCAGTATTGGCAATTGGTAAAGGATTAGAGTGGGCAGCACCATTTATGAAAGAATTTGCTCCTATTCTAGTGAAAATTGTAGATGTAATTGGTAATGTTTTCATGAAGGCAGTTGAGACAATCCCAGTGGTATTCGAGAGCATAGGCAAGGTGGTGGTTGGTATAATAAATGCAGTGACTGCTGCAATAGAAAAACTTAGTAATCTTGATGGCAGTAATTTAATGCAAGTGGGTGCCGGTTTATTTGCGGTTGCTGGCGGGATGGCAGCATTCGGCGCGTCGCAAGTTGTAGGTGGAGTTGGAAACCTCGTTGGTGGATTTCTTGGAGCAGTGACACCTGGTGGATCCGCTATGGATCAAATCATTGCTCTAGGTAAACATGGAGTCAATATAGAGAAAGCAGGTGTTGGTGTTGAAAAACTTGCCTATGGACTTGGGTCTTTTTCCAAAGTTGATACCAATACAATAAAGGCAATATCTGCTATGCCAGTGGATAAGATATCGGCAATGGGAGTTGCTATGGGTAGAGCAGGATTAGTGGCAAGTAAATCTGCAGAAAATGCTGGCGTTGCTCAGGGTGGTGGAGCATCACAGAATGTAGTGGTCGCCCCGTCTACCATAGTGAATAATACAAAGAATGAAACTGCTGTGTATAGACATAGCACACGTAATCCAGAGTCAACCTTCAATAGACATATCGATAGTAGATATTCTCCGGCATAAGAAAAACCACCCGAAGGTGGTTTTCTTGGAGCAGTTATTACTTAGTCTGCATCGGCTATGCTCTGAAAGTAAGCAAGCGAATCATCATCTTCCTCAATTGCTGCGGCACGGCTCACCTTTGGTTCCGGTGCTGCCTTGCTCTTTGCAACTGGAGGCGAGTAACTCGATACTTCCTCTTCC